GGACTCTCGGAAGCCGAGGGGCTGACCGAGGCCGATGGCGAAACGGACGGGCTCTCGCTGGCCGACGGACTGACACTCGGGCTCTCGCTCGGGCTCTCGCTGGCCGACGGACTGACACTTGGGCTCTCGGAAGCCGATGGAGAGACCGACGCTGACGGACTGACTGACGGGCTCTCAGATGGCGATGGTGGCGGGCCGAGCCAGTTCATGGCGTCTGAAATGTCGGCTATATCGTCGGCGGTCAGTATACAGTCGTATACGGCTACTGCCTTGATCTTCCCGATGAAGTAGTTACCTGGTGTGCCACTGCCATTCAAGCATCCGATCAAGACTTCATACATGGTGCCAGAGGCACCAGGGGACCAGGACGCTCCGTCAGGGACTCCGTTGCGATAACCTTGCCCACCCGCAACAGCAAGGATACCAGTGCCGGTCATTTGCGGTGTTACGGTTCGGAGTCCACCGTTTGCATAGACAACGGAACTGCCGAGGGACGACTGTGGCCCTAGATAGAAAGTGTCGTTCCCGCCCCCTGAGCTACCTGCCAGGATATTGTTGTTACCTGGGGTAGTGACCTCGAATTTGACAATGATGGTTTGCGTTCCATCCGTAGATGGCGTAAATCCGGTGCCAAGCCATCGGGGGTCACCATCAAATCCCCAACCGTCTGCATCCCAAAGCGGGTTATTTGGATCACCTGGTACAGTCAGGGTGTTGGCATTGCCAGACAGGTCAAGGCGTGTGTGGTAGAAGCTATCCGCCTTCTCAGCTTGCCAGGCACCCACCACGCACAGCGCATCCTCATTCGGGTCCCACCATGGGCCAGTCTTTGGCGACGGTGATGGAGATGGCGACTCGGATGCCGACGGCGAAACGGACGGGCTCTCGCTGGCCGACGGAGAGACCGACGCCGACGGGCTGACTGACGGGCTCTCGCTCGGGCTCTCACTCGGGCTCTCGCTGGCCGACGGAGAAACCGACGGGCTCTCGCTCGGGCTCTCACTCGGGCTCTCGCTGGCCGAAGGAGAAACGGACGGACTGGGTCCAGTCGCCTCAATCGCCAGAGCCAGCCATTTGCGAGTCGTGCTATCAGCGGTCGTGAAATGTAGTGTGAAGCCGCCCGAATCGAGAGATTCTAGGTGTGCAATGTTAAGTGTGGTTCCATCCTCGTCGCACTGCACACCAATTTGATCATCACCGAATGACTTTGTGTCGGTCGTATTCGCGTTGTCTAGGGACGCAATGCCAGCACAATACTCGGTGCCGGGTGCGGTGCCAACGCCCCATCCCCAAACACCACCAAGACCCTCACGATCATAGGTGTCAACCGCTGTCAGCTTGGAGAGGCCGAGGGCGACAAATTGGGGTGTGAATCCTGGGCCAGTGTATCCCTGTGTGCCAGAAGATGTCGGGGTGTCGATGACATTTAGGTAGATACTTGGGCTATCACTGAATGCCAGGGCCAGGTAGCCAATTAGCTCAGAGGACCCGTTGCTCGTTGTCCTTTGGGTGGCTGTGAACCCATTGGAGTCAAAAGACCCAAACTCCAGATAGAACCAGGACGAGCCAATCTCGACTACAGCGCTGTAGCCGTATCCGTCATTTAGCTCTCCGGCAATGTTCGAGTAGTTCTGGTTGTGTTGGCTCCACCACCCGAGCGACATCTGGTTGCCGCCATTGATGACATGGCCAATGTGGGCACCGGAGTATACACCCGTCGTGTCGAGTGTTCTTAACTGCGAGCTTATGCCAAACAGAAGGTCGGGCTCAAAGCCTGGGTCCGTAACGTCTGTAGAAGCATCCTGTGTGCCGGGAATAGGGAAGAATCCGGCATAGCCGGAGACTTCATCGCCGGCAAAGAGGATGACGGTCAGAAGCCAGCCAGAGCTTGGTGCATCTCCCCAGTTAATCTGGACGCCATTCTCGATGAATGAGGAGAAGGATGCGTATCCATCCGTCCCACTGCTTGGGTGATAAACGTATACGCAGTAATCATCGTAACAGGCTCGAACGGATGAGGATGTGCCGAGATTGTCTCTATCCCCGCCACCAAGCGCCCACTGCTCATCCGTAGCTGTCGCAGCACCAGTAGACCAGACCGCCCCATCCGCCTGCCCGTCGGCGGTGATGCCGGACAGGATGAAATACGCTGCCTTGGGGGTCAAGCCCCCAAGGTCAGTGGTTGTGATGTTTTGAGTGCCTGTCGATGTATTACAGGCTACTCGGGTGATGGCAATTTTTGTTGCCATGTTCTCCTACTGGCTAGATGGACTAGATGGGCAGCCCCAGTCGAGCCGCAACCTCGTCAGGGTCATACACACCGATCTCACCGAGAAAGATGACGTCCATGACAAGCTCTCTCTGGAGGGTCCCAAGGCTGGCCTGGGTGATGAGCCAGTCCCAGTGGTCAATCTCCTCCTGGGTCATCTGCGCAGAGCCCAGTTGGTTGGCCAGGTCCGTGCTGGTGCCGGCATCAATGGCAGCGATGGCATTTGTGGCAGAGCCCCCCTGCCGGACGGTCTCTGCGGTCAGGGCCGCAAAGACGGTGACGTTGATGGTTGGTTGTTCCACATGGCACAGTCGGTTTAGTAATCTACTCATCCTGAGATTCCTCCACTTCCCCCCAACCCATCTGGCGGATTAGGGCTTTGATCTCCTCCCAAAGCTGCGGTGACAGATTCGTCGCCACCGATGATTTCTTCTTCTTTTTCTTGTTCTTGCCCACCACCTGCCTCCTCTGGCGTATCATTAGTAACGTCAATCACCCAGTAGTAACGCTTTCGTGTTCCATCTTCATGGAACATGTCTGTGGCCAACTCGCGCTGAGCTACCGCTCCAGCCAATTGTCGCTTGGCCGTTGATAGACTCACGTTATTGGCCTCCATGTAAATCTGCACGCTGAAAGCCGTTTTCGGTGGTTTCTTGGGGCCTATCTTCTCCTTGACGGAGCGGGCTATGGCATGTAAATCTACAGGTTCTCCTGCGTCCTCAGGTCCAGAGTCCGGTAGTATGTTCGTACTCCCCATAGCTTCCCCTCTCTTATCTCCCATGCCGCAAGGCCATTGGTCAGTTCTTCTACGCTCATCGTGACCTTCCGGGCAAATCCAGACATGCCACAAAAGCTAGGGATCACATAGATGTCAGACGTCTTGTAGGTGTCCCCAAGTCTCTCGTGGAGCGTTTCCCACACAGGAACATGTCGGTGTCCACGGACGTACACCCTTGGAACTTCCCATCCATTGGCATACGCAGACCACATCCTGCTCCGCAGGTAGTACCTGGCCACATTCCCCTCCAACCACTTCCGGCTTCCGGGATGTGGGCCATGATGGGCCAGGTCATATCCGATGCCGGAGACCTTGATGAGGGCATGATGCAGAATGCGGATGTCCAGGTCTGGATACCAGGTGGCCACTTCAACCATGGCATTGGTCTCGAAAACACCATTGCCGGTATGGGCCGGGGTCCCGCGCACCAGGCGCAGGTGGCTGATGTTCAGCTTTGGATGCTCCAGCCAGGGCCGGATGATCCAGGCGCCAATCAGTTCTTGATCTCGTGGAGTCAGGCCGGCCATCAGTTCTTCCTTGTACTTTTCCCCCGACATCAAGTCCCCAAGGAATATCAGAATGATTGGGTCCCCATCTGCAAACTCTGCTACCTTGTCAATGTACGTTATGTATAGCCGCCAAATATACTCCTGAAAGTCATTGAGTATGGGATACCACCGTTGCATATCCCCTGTCTTGACATTGGCCACCTTCAACACAGTCTCAGGGTTATACAACCCCTGAACATTGGCCCCATGTGGATCGGTGACTGCCACAACAAGCCGCCGCCTGTGTGGCTGGAAAGTAGCCATGATGGCATCCTCCTGTTGGTTTCACAACAGTGACCACGAATCACCACTCATGGCTGTAAGCCAGCATCGGCAATTCCCGTCACATTCCGTCCCTTGGCCAGGCAGGACCCCACCGGTTGTGGCCAGTAGGTCGTCCATGCTGTCATAGGTCCGGTTGCCAAACATGAGACAGGTGCCGCAATGCTTGGCGATTGCGTCCAGGTTCCAAGTTATGGGCGTGGGTTCATAGCCCTCCAATTCTTCCCCTGGGACCGGCTCGGCCTCATCCTCCAGCCTTGCCAGGCTCCCAATCCAGATGGCGTGCCAAAAGGCTCCAGAGTATTGTCCTACGTTGCCCCGAGCGGCGCCAAGCCTACCCCACAGGAGGGTCCTGGCCTCCTCGGTCTCGCCGGCCCAGTATAGCCTACCAATCTCTTGCAGGTCATGGCCCGTCAAGGATTTCCCGATCTTGGGCCACAGGTTTTCGGACAGGTACCGGTCGTTGTCTGTGATCTCTGCCTCCAGGGCCGCCCTGGCCGCCGGGGAGAATGCCGCAGAGTGATAACCCAGGGCGAAGGCTTCCGGGATGCGTTGCCATCCCTTGCGCTTCATGGCCAGCAGGCCCAGGGCCACCCAGGTTTCCCACTTTTCCCAAAGGGACCTACGATCTCCATCCGGGTCATGGGCCTTGATGCCCCTTTCTACTTCTTCCATCCAGGTGTCATAGTCGCTGCGCAATTCAGCCTTGTAGGCATCTGTTGCCGCATGGTACCGTTTCAGGCCGCCTCGGGCGAAGGTCACCACTCCTTGGCCCTCCAGAGACGCCTTTGCGCGGCCAGACTCCGCCTTCTGTCCTTCATCAGTTGGCGGCCCAACCTGCTCCTCCGATGGTTCGTCCTCAGCCGGCGTAACAGTCTCTTCTCCAACTTGCACGGCGGGAGCCGGAAAGTCGGCCAATTCCCGGACATATCTCTCTAACTCCTCGTCTGGTATGATGACATTGGCCTGTACCGTACTATTGATAAAGTTAGACAGGGTTTCCAGGTCCACCCTGCGGTTGATGGCCGTCGTTACCTCGGGGTATCCTGTGATCTCGGGGAAGGTGTTGTACCGGAATAGGACAGGGACCCCCCATTTGGAGAACGTCTGCGCTATCATGTTGATGAAACCTTCAACGGCCAGGAAAAACAGGTCCCCCAATTCCTTGGCCAGGGCATAGGACCCCCGCTCTCGGGTCCCGAGCAGGATGTACATGGCCAGGGCGGAGCGGGCAATGGCCTCATCGTAGCGTTGGATCACCCTGCCGGAGTCCTGAGCAATGCCCCGCATGTCCGGGGCCTCGAACCGAAACTCCATGTCCTCATCCTCGATGACCCCAAGCATTGTGTTGGCGTGGAGGTTCTTGATGAGGTCCTGGGCACGCTCCTCGGTCGATGTGCCCACATCCCCCTGTCCCGCCCTGGTTGCCCCAGTCAGCATCTTGATCACAGGCAATCCCTGCATGGCTCTTTGGATACCGATGGCCTCTATGCGCTCGATGTTGCGCTTGTATTGCCATGCGCGATGTGCCGGACGAAGAACAGAAAACCCCTCCGGGTTATTCAACTCCTTGGTGGTCCTGAATAAAATCGCCTTCTCCAGGGGGATGGTAAGAATCTTGGTGCCGGCCCACTGCCTCATGCCGTAGAGCTTGCCCGTATCCTCGTCCATGTCCCACATGTGCAGGGACGCCTGGCCGCGCAGGGCTATCTTCTTGAATCCTATCCGGCCATCATTGAACATGCTGGGCGCGCCATTGCCCTTCGGATCGGCGCCCATGCGTGGCTTCAAAACCCACTCCATGTAGGCCCACCCAAACGCAAACATGGTCGAGATTTCCGTCAGGACATCGTCCCACGAAAACGACATGTCATGCAGGCAGCTTTCTACAAACTCAGCGGCCTCGACATCTGCCGGCGCGCTACTGGCGGGGTTTACCCTCCACTTGGCCTCTCTTACTGGCAGCGAGAGGGCCATGAGAACAGCAGAGACCGTAGGGTCCGTATGCCGCATCAGATCATACTGTTCAATGCCCGTCAACCCCTGCATCTTGTAATCAGGGTCAGCGTGGACCTGGCCGTAGGTAAAGTCAAGACCGGACACTCCGGCCTCGGAAAACAGCGACCGCCTGGCTCCTTTATCTACCATTGTATCTGGCCTTTCTTTAATAAGTTTAGGAGAACGGGTCTGCGCCCATATTGGCGGCGCCTACCATGTCGAATTGGTCTGACCTGGATGTCAGGGCGGCTGTGTCGCTGCCCCTGCCGACCATGGAGGAGGCACCAATTGTCCTGGCCATCTCCAATGCATCTGGCCCATCAACGTAGTCCCCCCGAGGATAGGCCCACAATTGGTCGTACAGTAGCTCAAGTTGCTCTGGCGACTCAGAGCTTTGCTCCTTGTAGAGAAGCAAGTAGCCGTTATGCAGGTCTGGCTGGAGAGAGTCGATCCGGGCCTCTTTCCAGTGCGTGGAGTTGATTTCCTCAATGGGCAGCCGGACACCACTGCGGAGCAGGTCAAGGCCCACCTTGCCGGCAAAGAGCTTCTGGAATTGGTTGGTCTCGATGCCATACCTGGTGTAATACATGCGCTGCTGTGCCCAATAGAGAGCCCGCTGGTAGATGGCGTCGATGATCCGGTCGGGATGGCGCCGTTGGATGTCGGCCCATATACAGTACATGCGTCCCGATGGGGCCACAAGCAGATCGATCAGGGCCGAGTAATCCCCCCGGAAGCTCTCGCCAAGACTCGGGTCACAGGCCCCTATCAATTTGCACCTGTGCAGATTCATGCGCTCGCCGGCGCCGTAGGGGACCAGGTAGGTAAAGCCACGGTCATGCTCTACATAGAAATACTGGATGCGGCGGAACAACCTATCTTCATCGGAGATGGGCTCATTCTGCATCTCAGCGTCGAATGTCTTGATGGCCGTGCCCTTTATGGACTTTTCACCGAGCTTCATTAGCCGCAGGGCCTCGTAGCTGAACCTGTCCGGCCAGGAGACTACGGCACCCTTGTCCATCTCGGTACGGTTCTTCCTGTAGAACATCCGCGCCGTTCGCTCTCGGTCGGGGTCCTCCAGGTTGGTTACAAAGCCCTCCCATTCATCCCATAGGTCTTGCCTCTCGGCATCCTCTATCAGGGCCTTGTAGATTCTGCCCCGGACCCCCGGCCTGCGTACAACCCATGCCTGGAGGCAGTCGTAATGGATCATGGTCCCCACGTTGATTAGGGTCCCCTTTTTGGGGTCGATGGCCTTTTCGACGGCCCCGGACCACCACTGTTTGACAACCTGCCTCTGCGTAGGGGACCGGACGGTTTTCATGTTCTCCAGGTCATCCCCGATGATTAGGTCTGGTCGATATTGCTTGAATCTCCGCCCACGCACCTTCTGCCCAGTACCCAAAACCTCCACCCGGACTGTGTTGGCTGTCGTGATCTCAGTCTTGGTCCAAGTAGAACCCTGGAACTCGCCAAAGTCACGGATGATCCGCTCGTTGCTCTCAAGCTCGGACTTAACAGCGGCCAACTCCAGCTTGGCCTGCTCCAATGCGTCCTTTATGATGAGGATGTAATGCTTGAGGGGCGAGCGATTGTGACCCCTGACCTTGATGTTGTCCTGGCCTACGATAACCCATAGGGGGAACCCAACGGCGATGGATGTTGATTTACCAAAGCCTCGGGGTAGGCTCTCGGCCAGGTGTAGGACCCTGCCTATGTCGGCAGTGGCAGCCCATTGCAGATCAGACCACAGGTCCCAGTGGCACTCTGCCGGGATGTCGGAGAAATACTCCGGGAGGTAATAACGCAGGAAAAAAGCCAAGTCGTATGTGGCCAATTCAGTGGCAACGTGCCTTGCTGGCCTATCCGACTCGAATATCTCATTGAGTTCATCTTCTGAATACCAATGCTCCAGATGTTCAATTAGGAGATTGGTTTCCCACTGTTCCACTATTCACTCTCTGACTCCTCTCCATGCCCGTTGCCAGAGGCAATAGTTGGCGGAGCTTCATATAGCCCCCTGTTGGGGACCCGTAGGCCGCCAGGCGGAGGAGGAGGGGGTCCATCTTCCTCACCGTCTGCAACCAACTCCAGGGCCGGCTCCTCTCGGGGTGCGCCATCCACATCAATGGTCCTGCCCGGCAAGCGCCGGGCTCTTTTGCGGATGTCACGCATGGAGGGACCAGAGGTATCGACAATCAAATGTACCGTGTCATCGCCCTGGCGTTTCGGCGCCGTTTCCGGCGCTGCATGGGTGAGTGCATCGACAGCGGCTTTTCGCCGGACGTCGCTGGCGGCCTCGGGGTCTGTCATAATGTCCAACAGAACCTCAACGGCTGCCGGCGAGATTTCTGCCAGCCTGTCCTCCGTATCCATCAAGACGAATCGGCGGGCAGCCAATCGCTCCTCCTCAAGGTCATCGTAGAAACGATGGGCCTTTTCCCGAGCCATGTCTAGCGCAACTTCAATCTCGGGGACGTCTTTCCATCCCTCTTTGGGCTCGGGCAGTTTACGACCATACCAAATCGCCCGGTCGCATGTATCCTTGGCCTCGAACACGCGCCGGATCGGAACCCCGCTTGCCATAGATGCTGCTACCCTAAGCACGGTGGTCCGCTTCTTGCGCTCGTGGGGTCCCGGTATTGCGTTTAATGCCTCGCGTAATTCCTCGTCAAGCCAACTGGGGGGTGTATCAAGGTCCACGCCACGTAGACCGATCCGGGCCTGCTCTAGGAACCAACCGGAGCGGAACATGCTGCGCAACTGCTCTCGCAGTTCAACGTCCATCTCGTCAGCCTCCTCTTTGCTATTATACAACAAACGCCAGCCACAGTCAAGTTGTTTGGCGACTTGACAGGCACGATCACATCAGGTATACTCGGGCCAGGACATCCAAGTAGCCCTATGGGGCGAAGGGGGGGAATAGTGGCAGAAGATGCGTTCATAGTTGTCAAAAGCAGCGATGTGAAAGCCGGCTTGGCCAAGGGATGGAGACAGGCACAGGAAAGTGGTGCCCCCGTTGTGATTACCACAAATGGGGTCCCGGAGCTTGTCATCTACGCATTCCAAGAGCCGGTGATCCTCGCCACAGAGACGCGCGTCATGCAAATCATGCGCAGCGCCTACTACGCTATCTCGGAGCGGAAGGGTCCACCCGAGGAATTTTTGGACTCGATGCCGGCCTTGGGGCCAGACATGCTGCGGAGAGAGCCAGCCGACGTCAAGCAAAGAACAAGAACTATGATGACCCCGTTTTGGTACATGTACTACGGGCAAAAGGTCGGCGTAGCGTTCCCAATTCCATACCGGGATGCCTGGCCGTTTGTCGGGCGCCTGGACAAGTTGCTGAGGCCAGAGGAGTATGCCTAGACAGTTCTACAAGTCCAGAGAGCCAAGCTATATGTTTGATACCCTGGGCAAGGCCATGGTCCGGCAGAATGTCCTGGAGGAGAACGAGGTCAAGGCATTCCTGGCAGAGGCATCGCAGGTAATCTCGCACGAGGGCATCTATGAGATCGCCCTGAGAAGGATGATCCGGGTCTGTAATCAGAGACTCCGGGAAAGGGGGCTCAAGTATGACAGGGGGCGCATGGATTGAGATGAATGGCCAGAACTGCACCGTTTGCGGTAATGTCATTCCCTTGGAAATGATCAACGTCGTTGGGGAGATCGTCGCCTGTAATGTGTGTGGGCAGACCTATGCACTGAAGGTGACGCTCTTGACTCCCATAGCCTATGAGGATGACACCGGGAGGAAACCAGTATATCCTCCAATACCACCAGAGTTCCAGGCCGAGATGGCTCGCCTGCAAGCCGAGATCGAGAAGTCACACAACAGAGAGAATAACGTGCTCTCCATGGTAAGGCCGCTCACATCTGCACTGCTCAAGTGTACACAGGCCATCGAGGGTTTCATAACAGAGCTTCCGCAGGCAACAGAACTTAGCGACACGATCATAGACAACCTTGGCCATGCGCGGGATGCGGCAGAAAACGTCCTGTCCGCTATGGGGCTGACCAGAGCACGATAGCAAATCATAGGAGGAACTAAAATGGCATTCAGAGTAACCTCAAGGTTTTACGAGGGCATGGATCACCTTGTAGTTCTGACAGACGAGGAAAAGGCTTTCGCCCTCGACGTTGTTGCTACTACCCGCTCAGAGCAGAACAAGAAGGCGAAAACCAAGCAAAGGCGCGGGGCAGAGAAGTGGGACAGGAAAACACTGGACAATCTCGGGGCCTGCGGTGAGCAGGCGGTCGCTAAGTTCCTTGGCATGGAGTGGGACGGCAACCTTGGCGACTGGACAGCGCCAGACGTCGGTCCCTATGAAGTGCGGACCAGGTCCAGGCACAGCTATGACCTGCCAGTCATGCCAGAAACCAAGGACGAAACGAAGGGGGATGTCCCCTTTATCCTCGTGACCTGTGAAGATGTGAACCTGGACTACTTCCAAATCCGGGGCTGGATTTACGGCCACGAGGCAATGCGAGAGCGATACTGGCGCACGCCATCTGGAAAAACATGGGAAGGCGGCGCCTGCTGGCTTGTCCGCCCGCATGAGCTATGGTCAATGGACCAGTTCCCACGCGAGGATAACGGAAAGCCCAATGCCGGATAATCCTTGGCCCAAAAAGTGGTTTCCTGGGGGACCACCGTTTCCTCTCTCCGGGGAGATGTCGCCATCGGCATCGCCATCGCCATCAGCATCGCCATCAGCATCGCCATCGGCGGCGGAGTCCACGGCATCGGCCTCGCAAGAGCCTCCAGAGGAGGACAGCGAGCCTATGGAGATTGACACGATAGATGCACCAGTGGAAGTGGTCGTGTTTGATACCGATGGGCCGGAAGGACCGGAACAGGGTTACGCGTTCCAGGAGAGCCATGGCTTCTTGATGCTTGTGACACCAGGCGGCATTTTTGGGTTTACAATCAACCACCTAAACATATTCCGCAGCAGGAATCGTATGCAAGCAAGGCTAGATGCCCAGGGTGGATGGTGGCACGAGATGAATATGCTCCGCGCTCTATCGGTGCTAGAAAAGCATGGCGTCCCCACGAATGGTGGAAAACCAAAGCGGGTGCCGAGTGCACAAGAAGTAGATGAGTGGGATCAGCTAGAACTGTGAGGGAAACGAGATGACTGATGATGCGACCGTCGGCACTGCCGGCTTTTTGTGCGACAACTGCAATACCTGGGTTCCGCAAGGGCACTATCATGCGTGCGTTAAAGGCGACAGTGAATGGAGCGCACCAACGGTCATCACGACCCCTTTCCCTACGGCGGACCTGATAGACCTTGGATTCGAGCTTGGAAGGATGGAGGAAGTCCTAGACAGAATGGGGGACGCCCTGGACAAAATCGAGGATGTTCTGAAAACCCTAGAGGAGGTAGAAAAGTGAAAAGAGGAACACTGACCTACAGAACGAGCACGCAACTCACAAAGGAGGAATATGAAAAACTTGGGCGCCTGGCCGAGGCAACACACCGCAGCAAGTCCCAGGTTCTCAGGCTCCTCATCGAGATGGCCCATCTGAGCGGCCAGTCGGAAATCACACTCGACACCACAGGCCCAACCGATGGGTAAGCATCTTACCATGTGGTTTCCGGCCACGGAACATGATGGTTCCATCATGGTGAAAAGCGATGCATACTCTACCAGGCACGACATCCCGATAGAGATGAGCATCAACAGGGCCTACGGCACGGACTGGAGGGCAAGGCTCAAGCACATCTGGTACATCATCAAGTACGGGCATCCCTACATGGACAAGATCACGATGGAGGCGGACGTGGCGCGCCAGCTTGCAGAGAGGCTTTTCATCATTGCCGATGAGGAGGAAGCCCTAGACAGAATGGGGGACGCCCTGGACAGAATCGAGAATGTTCTGAAAACCCTAGAGGGGGAGCCCGAGGACTTTAGGACATTCACGCTACGCATCGCCAAGTTTTTGAATGAGAACAGAGGACCAAAAATCGAAAGGAGGGAAGAATCATGTTCAACGGACTGAAAAGTCGCCTGTGGGAGGAGTATGGCGAGGAGTACCGGGTGGCCGAGGAGTTGGCGGAGGAAAACGCCTACTATCGGCTGGACGAGTACAACCCGGCCATGTTGATGCGCCTGGAGAGGGCCATCGAGGCCGGCGTGGACCCCGACCTGTTTGCCAAGCGGTTTCTGATCGCTGCCGGCCAGCACAGGGCGGAGATGGCCAGGGACCTGCGGAACGCAGGCCGCTACATCCAAAGGATGCTGCTGCTTGATGAACCAGACTGAGAATGTGACCTGGACGGTTCCCATTGACAGGTGCACCCTAGACATCAGCTTTCGGAGGGGACCGTCCAGGTACATGCTGATGGGCACTATGGGTGCTCTCCTGGCAGCCATGCAGGATTACATCGACGGTCGAGACCCTGACATGGAAGTCCTGACAGCGACCATGAATCACTCATGGGCTGTCCTGGACGCATGTTCTGAAACACCACAAGATGAGGAGGCTCAAGATGAAAACTGAGATCGCAGAGAATGGCTGGATATGTTTGTCGTGCGGAGGCTCTGTATCCCCACGTTGGGACATGTGCCCCCAATGTTGCCCACCAGAACCCACAAAGGCCCCCAAGGCCAAGCGGGTCTTTATGACCTGCGAGTTTATGACGAACTTTGAACTTGGAGACGTGGGCGGATACTGGCCCAACAACGATGTCCTCAAGATTGCCGGTAGGACAAGGCTACTCTCACTCTGCCTCACAAAGCATGGCCAGAAATCCGTCATCATCACCGACACGCGCGTGGAGGAACTATGATAAGGCCAGAGGACATCATCCACATGAGGGCCGTGTTTCGGATCGCCAACTACTATGTTGACCGGAGCAGAATCAAAGTCACCTACCTCCACAGGACAACTGGGCCGGACGGGGTAGCCAAAACAACGAAACTGGCAGACGGGGCACCGGCAGTGAAGGTCATCCCACTGGGGAACTTGCCAGAGCATGAAAAAAGGCCAGAGTATGTGCCAGGGGTAGACCTGATTCTCGCCACCGGTGAGTCATGCAGGGTCCTGCATCGTGGCGTGGACTTCAAATACTCCCAAGATTGGCCATGGACAACGGTTCTCATGGACCCGGTAGCAGTGGTCGATTGCTTTGGTCCCGCAGACCAGTACATCGTCCTGGCCAGAAACATGTACACCGGCCTGTTCCTGCTCCACGCCAAGGAGACCAGGGGAGCATGGACAACGCGCGTAAGTAGGGGTGTCAGACACTACGAGTCACCCGCAGAACTGTGGCTCTGCGATTCAACCACTTACGACAAAACACACCTGGTACCCGAGTGGAAAGTCTGGAAGGGCGACACCGGCAATGACGTCACCGCCGTGCGCTTTACAATGCAACTCCACGGACACGGACCATTCAACGGCCACGAGCTTGCCCCGGTCGTCAATAGGGCTATGGCTGCCGGCTATCACGTGGCCATGATGGCGGCCTGGAGATGAGCAACCCGAGGGCGGAGGACCTGATCCCTGGCAAGAGGTACGAAATCACCCTTGAGGATTGCTGCATACAGGGGACCCTGTTCGGCACATTCCTCCATCCCAACGCATTCCAGGACGAGGATGGATTCATCTACGATTGGGAATACCACTTTGATATCGGCGTCCTGGGTCCCTGTTGGGGCCAGTGGACAACCAAGGAGATAGAGAATGAACCGCTTTGAGGCAGACCAGTTGAATATCTACGCCTACGGCGATATCAGGGTCCGAACGGCAAAATGCCCACTGGGGAAACCGGCCTGCATCTCGGGGAAAACCAAGGCTATCTGCCCGTTCTGGCTCGGTGGCTCCATCCACGCCAGCGGACCATTTGTCCTGGCCTGCGGCTGCCCGATAGACCATATCAAGATCAACCCGCGCATGTTGCTCTATGACCACATTTACGTGCCATGGACGTCACTCAAAGAAAAGGACGGCATCCAGTGCCCTGACCACGGCGCCCTAAATGTCATCCATGGAGAACACAAGAAGTTCGGAAGGTTCGCCTGGGCCTCGTGCCACCAGTGCGAGTTGTCCTTTATCGCCAGCCCCGATGCCGACTTCTCCATGAAGTCGGTCATCATGGACCAGGAGAACCTGGAGCTACTTCTGACCACCCTGGGAGATGAGCTTAAAGGAAAACCCGCATGAAGAAACCACTGACACCGGATGAGTTCGCAGACAGGGTTGAACAGATCATCAACGAGCACGCCTGGGACAAAGAGGCCACACACTCTCGCCTGGATACCCTTATCTTTGATACCCTGAGAGCCCTCGGCTACGAAGAGGGGATTGACCTGATACTGTCCACCAGTGTGTGGTATGCATAGAATAGGAGGAGTGTTATGACAATACTGTGGAGGATTCCAGCTTTCGGAAAGACGAAAACTTACGTAACCGGGCCAGATTCTATGGAGATCGAGCACTCGATCCCCCAGTTTGCCATGCAGGAAAACCTCGTCTCTAATCCAGACTTTGCCGATGGGTCCGAGGCCGGCTGGAGACGCCGGGTGGATGGCGGCAGCCCTATCATCGAGATCGGAAAGCAGGATGATTGGTCCTATGCCGCAAAAATCACCTGCCTTAACGAGGGGGACTCCGGGCGCTGGCTCTACCGGGATATCGACGTCTCTCAAGACGATGCCTATCTCCTCTCGGCCATTATCTCCGGCGCGGCCACCAGCGGTATGGCCAAGCTCGTGGTCACGTTCTGGAATGAGACCAATGAGTACGTCGGGTCCGCCCATGCTGTGCCGGCTTTCATGTCTGAGAGCCCATCATGGCAAATCGTGAGGACTGGCGCCATCATCCCGCCAGAAACCAGCACCACGGCGCGCGTAGAACTGCGATTCATGGACGATAACCCAAGGGGGTCGGTCGCTTTCCAAAACATCACCTTTGGCCCCGGCGTCCAGTACAGCATCGACCAGGTTGCGGACATGGCCCAACTCATCCAGTTCAACCCGGACGCCGCACTCCAAAAGCGCATCTTTGCCGATGGCTTTGTCCCCAACTCGCAAGAGATCGGCTGCCTCATTGACTCCACCCTGTACGTCGTCCAGCGAGCCGAACACCTGGACTCCGGTGAGGTCCGAGCCTACTACGCCAAGTACGGCGACTGGGAACATGTGGGCTACAAGGTGAGAGAGAAATGAGCCAGGAACAGTACGAACAGCAGATTGATTATCTTGTCAATGAAACGTTGCCGAACAAGATGACCGAACTCGACCTGGCCAACAAGCGCGTTGCAGAACTGGAGGCTGAGCGCGACGCGCTGAGGAAGGGGCTTGAGCGCATTAGGCGATACTCATTCAAGCCCGGAGACCCCGACGACCACATAACCCTCAAGGGGGTGCTCGCAGACATACAGCGGGAAGCTCGCGCCCTGCTGGAGAAGGAGGAGTGATGCTATATACCATAAATGGGGTGAGCTTTACGGGTGCACAACTGCGGGAAATCGTGTTAGACAGGGAAAGGGCAATCGACAAACTGATGGACGAGATTGACCTGGCTGACCAGCGCATTGAAGAACTGATGAAAGAACGCGACGCGCTGAGGGAGGCGCTGGAGGAATTGGTCGATGCATCCATTGAGACAAGGCCATCTAAAAGCCACCTGGAGTGGGTGCGAACCGTTAGCGTATGCAAAATCTGTCCGTGCATAGCTGGGGAATTGCCAGATGAAATTATACATCGCGGCGAGTGCCCAGCTGACAAAGCACGCGCACTGCTGGAGAAGATAACATGAAGATTCTGATCGCCCTCGCCATCCTGCTCACCGCCGGCATCCTCGGCGGCATCGGCTACGCCCTCCTCCTCTATGAGTGGGACAGGGCCAGCACCGTGCTAAATGGCGTTGATAACTGGTGGCAACTATGATGCAAATACGATGCGTGCTCCTTATCTACCCTCGGGAACAGGAGAACAGTGGCATCTGGCTCGAACGCTTCATCGACTTGCCATTCCAACCATTCCCAACCCTGGAAATCGACAGGATCACCACAGAGGACCTGGAATTTGTTGTCACCGTGGTCTCCTTTGATGCCCCGTCCGGCCAAACTACAGTGTATGCCTCTTTTGAAACAGATTCCCCCGACGAGGCCATTAGCGCCGGCGCCGAACAACTACACCTGGGATGGAGAGCAACATGACCTGGAAAGATGACTTGCCACCAAGACAGAAAGACTTACTCATCGCCTGCCACCCCCTCAATGAGGACAGGAAACGCCTGCCACCTGCCAGACGCCTGGCCGATCTCGCCTTCCACCTTTCCCAGTTGCTAGATGAATACGTAAACGACTTGGACAAGGCCACTTCCCGCTATACTATCGCAGAGCGCGACTTGCCCTTTATCTTCCAGCTTACTCTCTCCCTCGCTTCCCTCCAATCACTGGACAACGTCGAACCCCTCCTACAATACGCCCTCAAACACCTGCATGTCGCCTGGCCAACTAACGTCTCTCGTGAAGAACTCGTAACCTGGCTCACCCACAACGGTATCCAACCCCTCGACTTGACTTCTCCGCCACCACGCTGTATACTGTAACCACTGCCGGCCTCATCAACCGGCAGACACTCCTTTCTGACAGCCCCGGTACCTCCGCTGGCCACCGGGGCTGTCGTATCCCTTGACTCCTACCCCAACATGTGCTATAATACGCATGCCTCTCATTTCCTTACCTTTGGAGGGCCTGGTCTCACCGAGCGAACCCAGGCCCTCCACCTTTTCCAAAATTTTTCAGACCCATACCCCCTATCTCACCCTCTCTCGGGTTTTTTCTGTAATGCCATTCCCAGCCTTGCCTTTACTATAGCCTTGCGACCGGGACGAGGGGCAGTTCAGGCTACCACCTTCATCAGTGTGTCAACGAAAATAAGGGTAGGTCCTTTGGGTCCTCAGATCGTGGGGGTT